AGCGCTCTCGCAAGTTTTGAAGATTTCCACAGCCAAATTGCCGCGGGTCATGCGGTGAGTTTTGGCCGCAAAATCACGGCGTAATCTTTCCGCGGTTTTTTGCCACTGGCCTAGGTTATGATCGGCGCCGCGCGTCGGATCGTCGCAATACACCACCGCGAACTTATTAGGGATCGCGCCGCGAATAATGGTCTTATGTTTGCCGGTTGATGATGAATAGCCGCGATTAGTGAATAGCACAATATCCCCCAATTCAGGGGCAAAGCGCGCCACGGGAAAATGCAAACCGTAAGAATAAATCACGCCAGCGTCAAAAAAGATATTGCCAGCGCGCCCGCTGTTTTGAGATTGCGACGCCCAAATATGTGCCACTTCATTATGACTAGAAAAAACTGTTTTCATATTAAAAACCCCCTAATAAACCGTAAGCCAAAAAAGCGCCCAAAATCGCGCCCATAATGGCCGCGCCCAAATAATCAATAAATGTTGGTTTTTTGTTTTTCATTGCGCGCCCCTTAAATGATGAATTCAGGATTGTTGCGGATTGACAATTGAGAAGCGGCGGCCAAGATCGCGGCGCGGCTTTTATTGCTCATTGCACAGCGATACATTGCGGATAGGCCACGCGCCGCCGCGTCTAAATTGCCGGTCATTGCATGGGCTTGGATCATTGCAAACTGTTTTAATTGCTGTTTGTTCATTGTTTTCACCTTAGTTGAGTTTAGTTTTTACCGGTTTTTGTGCCGGTATTGGTAATGTAAAGGATTGTTTTACACTTGTCAACACTTTAGAGCAAATATTTTGATTGTTGCCAAAATACGTCAAAACATGGGTCAAATTGTCAAAACATGGGTCAAAGTTTTGGGGCTAAATGACCCATATAAAAACTATATGGGATAAGGGCTAAAAGCCGACATGGGTCAAATTGTCATTAATTTACCTTTAATTAAGAAAATGTATATATGTATAGGTTTACGGCGGCCAATGTTACAAGCCAGCGATTATTTTCGCGTGACAATTTGACAATTTGACCTATGTTTTGCCACGCGCCCCGCGGGAATTCCCACGCAAAAAGAAAAAAGCCGGTAACAAAAAAAAAATGACAATTTGACCCATACCCAAGGCAAATGACAATTTGACCCATACGCTAGCCCCGTGACAATTTGACCCATGTTCTAGCCGCCAGCTATCAGGCCGTGACAATCTGACCCATGCCCCCGCCCTGGTGACAATAGCCGCGCCCGCCAGCTAAAAGCAAAAAGGGAAAAGCGCCACGCGCCCGCCAGCCACGCGCCCGCTAAGCCTTATTCTATATAGGTGTATGCAATTAATCGCCCGCTAAGCCTTATAACTCGGGGCTACCTAGGGTATACCCGCCCCCCTAGGGCCTTGCGCCCGGCTGTTGTGGCTGGGGAGGTATCACGAACAATTTTTATTTTTACAGCCACATAGCCAAAAGCCACTAAGCTTTTTAATTTTTATTTTTTATTAAAAAGTGCTATATTCCAAGTCATGTTCCAAAGCTTCCACTACGAACCTCGCAAGCTCGAAGCCACAGAAGCACGGCTCGAAGCCATAATGAAAGCCGCCAAGCTCGGCCTCAAGGGCGACTCGTTGGCGTTAGCAGCTGGAATGACGCCTACCGAATACAGGCAATTGATCTTGTTTGACCCGATTGCGGAATACGCTGAACTCAAAGGGAGAGCAGAAGGTGAACGCGAAATGTCTGAAGTCTTGCATCTTGCTGCAAAAGAAGGCGACGCTAAAGCAGCACTCGCAGTCCTTCAGCACCAGCACGGCTGGGTTGCCAAACAACAACTATCCATCGACGTTGAACAGCGCATCTCCATCACCGCTGCTCTTGAGCAAGCGCAGTCAAGAGTCATTGACGCGCTAGAGAACCAAGCAGCCGAAACGATAGAGTTCAAAGAACTTAATAAAGAGCCAAAAGCAGCCTAATGCAAACTACCCGCTACTCCGCGCAAGATGAACAAGAACTTATGGCGCGGTTATGGTCACCTGCCATCAAGGACAACCCACTAGCGTTCGTCATGTTTGCGTTTCCTTGGGGGCAACAAGGCACACCGCTTGAGCATTTCAGTGGCCCTCGCAAGTGGCAGCGCCAGGTGTTACAAGACCTTGCCACTCACATCGCAGGCAACCAGGGCAAGATTGACTTTGATGTCATGCGCCTAGCGATTGCGTCAGGGCGCGGTATTGGTAAGTCAGCCCTTGTCAGCTGGCTAGTGCTATGGATGATGACCACACGGATTGGCTCGACAGTCATCGTGTCCGCTAACTCAGAAAGTCAGCTACGCAGCGTCACTTGGGCGGAGATCACTAAATGGTCGTCTATGTCGATTAACACCCACTGGTGGGAAATATCCGCAACGCGCGTCATGCCTGCCAAATGGCTGACCGAGTTGGTTGAGCGTGATCTGAAGAAAGGCACACGCTACTGGAACTTGGAAGGCAGATTGTGGTCGGCTGAGAACCCTGACGCGTTCGCCGGTGTTCACAACTACGATGGGGTAATGGTCGTGTTCGATGAGGCGTCTGGTATTGACGACTCCATTTGGGCGGTGACAAGTGGCTTCTTTACAGAGAACACGCCCAACCGCTTTTGGTGTTGTTTTAGCAATCCGCGTCGCAATACAGGTTACTTCTACGAAGCGATCGAGGGTAGCAAACGGGACTTTTGGCAATCTAGGCAAGTGGACGCTAGGGATGTAGAAGGAACAGATAAGAACGTCTACAACCAGATCATTGAAGAATACGGCGCTGACTCTTACCAAGCGCACGTTGAGGTGTACGGTTCGTTCCCATCAGAAGGCGACGATCAGTTTATCCCATCAAGTCTAGTGGACGAAGCCATGAAACGGGAGAAATGGCAGGACGACTCCGCGCCCATCGTCATCGGCGTTGACCCTGCGCGGTTCGGGTCTGACTCCACTGTTATTGCAGTGCGCCAAGGCAGGGACATCGTGGAGTTACGCAAGTTCAAGGGTGATGACACTATGACTGTGGTTGGTCATGTCATCGAAGCGATTGACCAGTACAGCCCAGCGGTAGTAGCCATCGACGAAGGTGGTCTAGGCGCAGGCGTTGTGGACAGGCTCAAAGAACAACGCTACAAGATCAGAGGCGTGAATTTCGCAAACAAGTCACGCAACCCCATGATGTACGGCAACCTACGGGCGCAGATATGGGGGCAGATGAAGGAGTGGCTTAAAAACGCTAGCGTACCGCAGAGCAAGACACTTAAGACTGACCTCATTAGCCCGCTGATGAAGCCTGACTCTAAAGGTGCGATTTTTTTAGAGAGCAAGAAGGACATGAAGGCTAGAGGATTGGCGTCACCTGACTCAGCCGATGCTATTGCGCTAACTTTTGCGTTTCCTGTTGCACATCGGGAATCTAAAGGTATACTTCGCAAACAAACATACCAATCACAGGGCGCGGCCTTAAACTCATGGATGGGATCATAATGGCAACTAAACCAGGACTGTACGCAAACATTCACGCTAAACAAAAACGCATCGCCGCCGGATCGGGCGAAAAAATGCGAAAGCCAGGCAGCGCAGGCGCGCCCACCGCTAAAGCATTTAAGGAATCAGCCAAAACTGCTAAACCCGCTAAAAAAGGAAAATAATCATGCCTCTCAAAAAATCAACTAGCAAGGAAGCGTTCCGTAAAAACGTGTCAGCCGAGGTCAAAAGTGGCAAACCTGTTAAGCAGGCAGTAGCGATTGCATATTCAGTAAAGCGTGAAGCAGCTAAGGGTAAAAGTAAAAAATGAGTTTAAAGCCATTGAGCAATTGTGTTTTAATTCGTCAAGACACAGAAAAGTTATCTGATTTAATAGTTTTACCCCAAAACAAATTATTTAGCGGTATCATAGTGGCAATTGGTGAAGGCAAAAAGAGTCCAAAGGGATTCCTTGAACCTATGAACGTCAAAGAAGGCGACCACGTGCTATTCGGTGAGTTTTCCGGGCAAAAGGTTACCGTTGACGGCGAAGAATTGTTGATGATGCGCGAACCTGATGTGATCGGAATACTAAATGGCGTATGACCAAACCTCGATGAATATTGTTGGCAAAGTAGCCAACGTAGGCGGTAACCCCGCAGGCCCAGATGAGCAAGCAGACGTTCTAGCCACAATGCGTCATCGCTTTACGATGGCGATGTCAGCATACAGCGAATCCCGTGAAGATGAACTTGATGACCTTCGATTTATGGCTGGTTCTCCAGATAATCAATGGCAATGGCCTGCTGACGTATTGGCAACTCGCGGATCTGTTCAAGGACAGACCATCAACGCAAGACCATGTCTTACTATTAACAAACTACCCCAGCACGTCCGTCAAGTAACGAACGAACAACGTCAAAATCGACCCTCTGGAAAAGTAATTCCAGCCGATGATAAAGGCGATATTGAAGTAGCAGAAGTGTTTGAAGGTATGGTTCGCCATATTGAGTATATGTCTGACGCCGATGTGGTTTATGACACCGCTTGCGAAAACCAAGTGACGTATGGTGAAGGTTATTTCCGCATTTTGACCGAGTATTGCAACGATAACTCATTTGAGCAAGACATCCGTTTAGGTCGTATTCGTAACGCTTTTAGCGTTTACATGGATCCGATGATCCAAGACCCTGCTGGATGCGATGCTGAGTATTGTTTTATTAGCCAAGACTTAGAAAAAGCCGAATACGAACGCCAATATCCTGATGCCGCTCCAATTAGCTCCATTTTGTCCCAAGGCGTAGGTGATGAGTCCCTAAGCCAATGGTTAAATGAAGATACTATCCGCATTGTTGAGTATTTCTACTACAAACACATCCCAACTAAGCTGAATTTATACCCAGGCAATCAATCTTTTTTTGATGGCAGTCCAGAAGATAAGAATATGAAAGCGATGGGGTTAAAACCCATTAAAACTCGCATGGTAGACGTCAAAAAAGTCATTTGGATGAAAACCAATGGCTATGAAATCCTGCAAGAACAAGAATGGGCAGGTAAATGGATCCCTGTGATCCGTGTTGTAGGTAACGAATTTGAAGTAGATGGTCGTATTTTTGTGTCAGGATTGGTAAGAAATGCCAAAGATGCACAACGTATGTACAACTACTGGGTATCCCAAGAGGCAGAAATGCTTGCTTTGGCACCAAAAGCACCGTTTATCGGTTATGGCGGTCAGTTTGAAGGCTACGAACAACAATGGAAAACAGCTAACACGACCAATTGGCCGTATTTAGAAGTTAACCCCGATGTAACCGATGGTATGGGCGCTACATTGCCATTACCGCAACGCGCCCCACCGCCATTAGCGCAAACTGGCTTAATTCAAGCCAAAATGGGTGCTAGTGATGATATCAAGTCCACTACTGGACAGTATGACTCGAGCTTAGGTGCCACAAGCAACGAACGCTCGGGGAAAGCTATTCTTGCACGCGAACGCCAAGGCGATGTGGGTACTTTCCATTATGGCGACAACCTTACTAAAGCAATTCGCTTTGCAACACGTCAATTAATTGACCTTATTCCTAAAATTTACGACACCGAGCGTATTGCTCGTATTGTCGGCGTTGATGGTGAAGTGTCAATGGTGAAATTAAACCCTGACCAACCTGAGCCAGTAAAAAAAATCGTTGACCAAACAGGTGTTGTAATTGAAAAAGTCTACAACCCTAGCGTCGGTGTCTATGATGTTGTGGCTACTACAGGCCCAGGTTACATGACCAAGCGTCAAGAAGCATTAGAAGCTATGGCTCAGATTCTTCAAGGCAATCCTCAATTATGGGCTGTTGCTGGCGACTTATTTGTTAAAAATATGGATTGGCCTGGCGCTCAAGAGATGGCTAAACGCTTAGCTAAAACAATTGATCCTAAGCTAATTGCTGATACAGACGAAGATCCTGCGTTGCAAGCTGCTCAACAGCAAATTCAAGCAATGGGTCAAGAAATGGAACAAATGTATCAAATGTTGCAAAACGTGGGTAAATCTATTGAAATGCAAGATTTAGAGCGTAAAGACTTTGAGGCTCAAATTAAGTTGTTTGATGCTGAAACCAAACGTCTATCTGCCGTTCAAGCCTCTATGACACCTGACCAAATTCAAGATATTGTTATGGGAACTGTGCATGGCATGATGGTAAACGGCGATCTCGTCACCGAAATGCAACGTGATACCGCTATGGATATGCAAGAAGAAGATCAAATGGAACAACAAATGCAACAACCGATGCAGCCACAAGGCATGATGCCGCCCGAAGGTATGCCCCCTGAACAAATGCCACCACAAGGGATGCCACAATGAAAGCGTGTGATTTTGTAGGCTTATTTTTTTTAGCCCGTGATGTGACCCATTCGGTTCACTTAAATACTCGTAGTTATGCAAAACATAAGGCTTTGCAAAAATTTTATGAGGGTATCATTGACCTTGCAGACTCGTTTGCCGAGGCATATCAAGGACGGCACGGTTTGATTGGCCCAATTAGCTTAATGTCTGCTAAAAAGACAGGCAATATCATTGAGTTTTTACAAGATCAACTTGATGAGATTGAGAAGGTGCGTTACGATGTATGTGACAAAAACGATACCCCTTTACAAAATTTAATTGACGGTATTGTTGAGCTTTATTTATCCACTCTTTATAAACTTCGCTTCTTGGCGTAAGGAACTATCATGGCAAATTACACTTATTCAGACGCAACCGTACAAGTAAAAGTTGGCGCTGGCAAACTTTTTGGTATTTTTGTATCTACTTCATCTAGCGGCACATTGACTGTTTATGATAGCCCCGCTGGCAGCACAAGCGATCCAAAGATTGCAAATACAATAACTGTAGCTGCTGGAACTCAATATTTAAGTTTCCCCGCAGGTATTTACTTTAATAAAGGACTGTATATCGTTCTTGGTTCTACAGCTACTTTCACTGTCGTTTACGAATAATTTTCGCCCCGTAAGGAAAAATCATGGGTAATTTAGTTTTTGAAGCCGCGCTAGGCGGCTCAACCACCATTAGCGGCCCAGATACTACGGGTTCTAATACTATTACAGTTCCAAACGCAAGCGGTGAATTTGTACTTTCTGCTACAACTTTAGATGCTTCTAAAGCCGTAGCTACTAATGCAAGCGGTAAACTTGTTAGCGTAACTAACACTGGTTCGGGCAACAACGTATTAGCTACAAGCCCAACTTTAGTTACCCCTAATCTTGGCACCCCATCTACTTTAGTAGGCACTAACATTACTGGCACTGCTGCTAGTTTGACTGTTGGAAACGCTACTAACGCCGTTAATGCTACCAATGCGACTAACGCTACTAATGCTACCAATGCTACTAATGCTACCAATGCGGTTACTTCTACTAACCTTGCTGGCGGTGCTAATGGTTCAGTACCTTACCAATCTGGCTCCGGGGCTACTACTTTTTTATCCGCAGGCACCAACGGTCAAGTGCTTAC